AGCTTTCCACTGAGCTTGTAGAACTTGGGGAACATCTTGGTTGGGTGATATATGCTATTTGCTTCATCAAAAGCATATGCAAGTTTATCAGGGACTTCTCTACACATCCTTCTAATGACTGTCCCGTTTGCAGAGCCGTCATTTCTATAGACAGCTAAAATTTTATCATAAGCTACCGAGGAGCCTTCATTAATAGTGTCAGCAGTAGCAGCATCCGATTCCCATCCATTAACTGTGGATTCAGTCGCGATACTCCATAAGAACTTTTCTGGGAGACTATTAACTATCCATATAGCTGCTTCATTCAATAAAGCAACTAAAAGTCTGGATTTTGTTGAGCTTCCAGTAACTGTGTTAATTTTTTGCCAAAGCTTCATTGTGCTTTAAAGGGAGGGGCCCCCACCAGACCAAAGAGGAGGGGAAAATCCAGCGGGGGCAAATCCTATGTACCCTTTATTTTGCTATTTCCAAATAGCGTGAGCTTCTGGCATAGAGTACTCAAACCCAGCTTCAGTGAGTATCATATCAACTCTCTTATCTTTGCCTGTGTTCTCTAGCGATTGTACTCCTACATAGACCGCAGTGTCACGATTCATGCCGTTTCCAACAAGAGGACGATATTTCACGTGCTTCATGTTGAGTCCGAGAATCTTGACTGAGCTATGATCTAGTGCAATACAACGAGCAACTTTGATGTCGCCATACGGAGTCACAATATTAGTAAGATCAACTCCGAAGAGGCTCTTCTTACCTGATGTTGCAAAGTCCCAACGTCCAGTAAAGTCATCCTGACCATCGTGAACAATGTTCGCAAACATCGCATTGTGACTACCACTACCAAGCTTTAACAGCCAATGGTAGGTAGCAGTATCGCAGAAGTAAACCGAAGCAGCTGAGTTGTTGTATCGAGGATCGAGATACTTACTCATATCATCAAGGAAGTCATCAGATGTCTTACTTGAATGGGTAAGAGTAAATATGTTACCCGATTGCAATACAAAGTCAACAGCTCCCTGTGTGTAATACACAGTAGATGAGCCACTTCCGCTTGATCCCTGTTTTCCAAATAGAGATGCTTGTTCGATGTCCCACTTATGCTCAATCAACTTATCTCTCCAAATACGTGCCCATTCATTAGGTTCGTATTTAAGAGCAGTTGCTCTTGCAGTGTTCGTCATACCAAACTCAGTTCTGAAAATCTGAGTCTGTCCATATGACGTACTGTATGGGTTATCGTTCCAAGTCTCTTCCGAAAGACTAGAACCTTCTGCGTATGCAGAGCCTACAACATGACAACGCTGTGCTTCAAGAGCAGTAGCGATGTCTACATTGTAAACAGCTGTTACAGGTGCGTTGCTTGAAAAAGAAGTCAACTCACCACCCGTTCCAGAGGCTCTGACAACCGTTCCCGTAACTCTCCTAACATTCACCGCTCCAGACAGGGTATTAGAACCCGTCAGGTTAGCAGCGTCACTAGCATCTATCGCATTATCAACAGCCGTGACTCGCATTAGGATATAATCGCTAATGGTAGCGTCACCTCCAGCTGTCTCAGATACATTGATCTTTACGACCTGATTTGTTAGAAAGAACTCAGGGGCAGTTCCTGCAGAACCTACTGCCATCGCACCAGTTGACTGACCTGAAACATTCTGAATGTTACCAGCTGATTTGTAATCAGTTCCCATAATCAATTTCAGGGTGTCGCCTACTACTGGTACACCGCCATCATTCTGAGCTACTATTGTAGCATCATTAAACAATGCGGTGCTACTATTCTCAAAACCGAGAACGTATGCGTATCGTTTGTGGATTGAACCACGTTTTTCTGTATACTTAAACTGAGGGTCGTCAACAGGTGCCTTAGAAACCTTAGATACCATTCTAAAGAATGGAGTCTGGTCTAATGCAAGTTCTGAAAATCTTTCAGAGAAGTCATATCGTCTACGAAGATCGCCAGTACTTAGACCTGAACCAGCTACTATGCCAGTTCCAGATTCGGTCAGCCCCGTTGAGCCGCTCAGGAAAGCAGGTGTTGCTGTGTGTACAGCCATATCCTTATCTCCTTATTACCTTATTGTCTAAACAATTCCTCCACACCCTCACCTTGTTTAGCAAGTTGGTCGAAAATAAGGTCGTCAGAACTCTGATCCATAGTTTGTGAACCAGTAGTACTTACGCTCTTAGGTTTCTGGCGTACATTTTTCATTTGTTCAGTTACTTCTTTCCTAGCGGAATTAGCAATATTCTTATCCCGATTTTCTCTATTAAATAGATAAAAGATGTCATCAAGAGATAGCTTACGACTTTTTGCGAACTCAAGAACTTCATCCATTTGACCGTCCGATAATTCGTGACGGCTTTTGAAAGCTGTTTCTTCATTCGCAAGGTCGCTGTGCGCTCTTTGCTCATTGGCAAATGCTCCCAACCTTTGTTGGACAACACCATCAATGGTAGCTCCAAGAACTCTTGCTGAATCTGAATTGGAATCAGAAATTGCTTCATCATAATCAAAAACAAAATCCTCTGGTACGCCCAATCGCTCTTTCAAGTTGACTGGTGCGGAACCACCACCCTCAAAATAATCTCTCACATGAGTAATTAAGTTGGGGTCTTCTTTCATCGCATCAAGAACTGGGACATAAGGCTCTAGCTCACTCAATCTTTCATTTAGACGTTTTGCTTCTTTACTAGAATCTGAATATCTCTTTTCCCAATCGTGCTTTTGTTGCTCGGGGCTCACAGGGACTGCCTGAGAGGTTTCCGATTGAGCTTCGGCAAGCACAGGGGCATCTGGCTCGGTACTGGATTGTGAGTCATGCATCATACTATTGACATCTTTGTCAAGGGCGGCAAAAAAGTCTGCCGTATCCTCATCTGTATTTTGCACAGGAGATTCAGGGCTGTCTACCAACAGGTTGTCTGTCTCTTGATTGTCACTCATAATTTTATTCTCCCTAATTTAGTTAAGACAGACTATCTAAGTCAAGAGCACTATTTTTTAGGCTGCCTGTCTCTTCTTGATTCATTTATTGCGCTTTTGACTTCCCTCTGTAGGTCTTTTCTAGCCAAGTCGTACTCTTGATTCATTCCCTTTCTTACCACTCTCTGCTCGGCTTTTGTATCTTGGACATCCTTCCTCATTTCCATCTCAGCTTCGTTAATGTCTTCTCTAATACCAGCCTGTACAACCTGCCTTGATAATGTTTCAATCGTTCCCTCTCTGTCTTTCAGCATTGACTCTAATTGGTCTACTTGTGATTTGAGTTGCGCATATACGGATTTTCTCTTAATAATATTCTCTTTTCCACGAACATCCGTTTCTGCGAGCATCGCAACATCATCAATAAGACCAGCCTGGAACCATCTAAAGTATTCTTCAAGTAATGCCCATCTATTAACAGGCATCGTAGAACCAGCTATAATTCTTATATCAAACTTAGCAGTTCCATAATCCTTCCATTTACCGATTGCTTCTCCAAAATCATTATAAATCGGAATGTTAATCTCTGATTCTTTTTCTTCTTGTAATGCACTTGGCTGGACAATTCTAAAGACTTTATTCGCGGTATATGTCGCCTGAGCAATTTCTTTGAATACTTTACCTAGATGTTCTAGGGCAGGCTCTACTAATGTCTCCATCCAAGCTTTAATTCTTCGTGTTCCATATTCATCAGCAGCAAGAAGACCTCTATAAGTTTCATGTTGTTCTCCAACATTTCCCTGCATTGAGGAGTATATACCTGATAAATACTCCATATCCTGCTTACCAGTTTGAGTCATTTGGAAAAAAGCGTTATTTAGAGGAAGAGGGTTTATAGGAGTTGGAGGTTGGAATCCCTGCCTATATTTCAATAATGCGCCTGGTGCGGAAGAATATTGTTCCCATTCATCCTCTGGGACTGATCCTTCTTCATATAACCATCTAAGGTTAGATGATAGGTTTGCATTATGAATCATTATCTGATGAGCTTTATTTAATTCTTGTTGCTTTCCGACAAGTGGAGTAACCGCACTCATGGGATAAGGAGTTCCTGTCCATTGATACATTACAGGAATGATTGGGTATTCAGTACAAGGAAGTATGTATTCGTATAGAAATACATCCGCAGCCAAAGTGCAGCACAACTTAATTCTCGTATCATAAAACTTTACTGAATCCACTAGATTCTTAGCAAACTCTTGATTTTCCATCAAAACTTTAAATTCTTCTTCTCTAACAGTCTGATTCTCTACTCTTGTCTCACGCTCTGTGATCTTGGAAATAATCATCTGTTCTTGTTGTTGAAGTGTTGCTTCAGCTTCTTTATTCGCTTTTTCAAGCTCTAGGACGGCACGCTCCTCAATCATCTCCCCACGTTCCACAGCTTCCATTAAAGCCTTTTCTTTCTCTTTAATTTGGACTTGTAGCTCTTTTTTAATGAGTTCAAGCTCTTCTTGAGCTTGTTGCTTAATAGCTTCCATCTCTTCTTGATTGGGTGGGATATTGACGTAGATGTGCCTATAAGCGACTTTAATCTTTTGATACATCTCAAAAAGGTCGAGAATCTCATCTTCCTCTGCAGAGTCAGGATCGAAGGCTTCAAATCCCACATCTTCCCTCTGGATGCTATCTGATCTACCTATATCTCGCATTGTGTAAGCAGCGTTCCCTTCTGTGGCTGATCCACTTGCTTTCTTAATTTTTCCCTTCATATCAGGGAAAAGTCGGTATAATTGCTGTTTCGGAAGAGACTTCTTAACCATTACATAGGAAGCATCTCTCAATAAGAAGTCGGTACTCATTGGGTCAACGAATACGTCAAATGGCTCAATCCTTTCAAATTTAACCTCTCCCATGCCCCTGTCAGCATCAGGGTCTATATCAATAAGAAAGTATCCTACTGACTTGGTAAGAGCGTCCTGAATGATATGAGAGTATATTGACTTACCATTAGAGAGATACCAACAATAGTCAGCAATATCTGAGTGAACCTGAGCCACATCTACATCTGATCCCTCAGCACCAACAGCCTTCCATTTAGGATTATTAGCCGTTACAAAGTAACGCATTATTTCTATGATTGGAAGAATCCTATTAATAGTAAATGTAGGCATTCCAGCTTCTTCAATATCAGTCCTCTCAGTTGATGTTAACTGTTCACCTAAATAAAAGTCATATCCTTCTTGACTAAGGCCCTGCCATCTTTGTCTATGAAGATTATTAGTCTTCTCCCAAAGAGTCTTAATCGTTTCAGCTCTTTCTTTATTTGATTTTCTACCTGGTTTTGCCATTATTCTCTTATCTCAAAGTGTGGAAGGTCATCGAATTTATTATCCTTCACTTGCGTATCTCTGTCCCAGTCACCGCCCCAACGTATCTTCAATCCCATTTGCGACGCGATGCCCAGAACAAAACCACCAAAGTAATGAAACCTATCACGGTCGCTCCAGTCGATAGGGTAAGGAGCCACATCCACGGCTTTTGAAGGACTAGCATTATGATTACCATCAGGATAACGAAGCTTACTTCGTCCCTCGTCAAACGCTTTATTCTGATCTGCCTTACCTCTATGACCTTGGATTACAGAACAATCAAAGTGTTTTACTACTTCTTTAAAAAGGTCTTGTAACCTATCATCGCATGTTGCAAGCCTCTTTTTAGATCGAGACCCAAATCTAGGCATTACTTCTTTTTACAACTATAAGTACGACCGTCCCAAGTAAAACTCTTTGCTCCACCAGCGCATCCAGCTTTAAAAGCTGATCTAAAACTCTTAGCTGCTTTGGTTTTCTTGCCATACTTCACATAATCAGGTCCTTTCTTAGTAGTCACACGTTTTACCGCTCCTCTACGAACCTGAGTATCTGCAGTTGTTCCAATAGCCTTAGCTCTTCCCTTTTTCGTACTAATGAGACCAGTGCCCTTAGCTCTTTTACCAGCTTGTGCTCTTTTGTCTCTCGCAATTGCTTTTTTGCCAGTCTTCTTGAGTTTTCTTTGCCGTCTTCGCTCTTTACTTTCAGCGTCAAACGGGTTTAGGACTGCTCCTAGACTACGTTTCTTTTTTGCCATTTGTTATTCTCCTATTACGTGTTATTTCTTTTTACAACTATAAGATCGGCCATCCCATGAGAAGCTCTTCGCACCTCCGGCACAACCCTTTTTAAAAGCCGCTCTAAAACTACCAGCCTTCTTAGACGTTTTCTTGTACTTAGTGTAAACGCCACCTTCTGTTATCTTTGCACCAACAGCTCCCTTTAAGGCTTTTCTAGTCGCTTTTGAACCAAGATGTTTCTCTTTTTCTTTAGAGTACAAATGCTTAGAACCCTCTTTCTGAGTCCAAGTAACAGATTCTTTTCCACCA